ATATACCAGATTCTCTTAATTTTTAACTTGAAAAAATAATTACCTTTTTACATCAGAAAAGTCTTTCATCAAATCATTAGCCTGATCAGCTAATTCTTTATCAAGTTTTGCTTTTCTTTCTTTTTCCAGTCTTGTAGCTTTTTGTGCTTCAGTTTCTTTTGGTTCTTCTGCTTTTACTGGTTCTGCCTTCGCAACAGGAGCATTTTTCAATGCAGCTTTAGCAACAGTAATTTTTTCCAACAAAATATCCAAAGTATCTTCATCAGCATCAGCAGCTACAGCTTTCTTGTAGTTAGATTTTGCTTTTTCAAGATTTTCTTCCAATGATTTTGCATTGGAAACAGAGGAAACAACATCAGCAACATTCTTTGTTTTTGGAGTAGGAACACTTGCAGTTGCTGTACCATGATAAGAATTGTATAACTCATTCAACTTTGGTGTTGAAAGTTGAGTCATGTTCTTACCATCAACAATAAAGTAAGATTTTGCAGCAGCATTTGCAGATACAATATCTTTGATTGCAACAAACAATTCAGCTCTGCTAAGATCAGTACCTGATTTTGTTTTAACTGGCATAAGAAACAATGTGAAATTTGTTGAAGGTAACAAAGCATTTGGTGATTCAAGAGTTAATCTTGTTTCTCCAATTACAGCTTTCATTCCTGAATAACTGATACGAAATTCACCCATTTCTTTCTGTAATTCTGTCCATGTTGTTGCTTTGGATTGAAATTCCTGAGCCTGTTTTCCAAGTGTACTGAATACAGTTACTGTTTTGAAATCTACAGCACCACTAGCTGCTGTTTTACTTAAATCTACCATAACATCTAAATTTTAAAAAATTAATAATACTACTACCACTTTATAACACTCTTATTTTTAACTTCTTCTAATAACAAATTGACATGATTAAAACAATCACTGCCATAAAATCCTGCTTTACCACCAGAATAAGTTTCAGCAGCAGGATGTGGAGCAATTACTATATGATTTTCCCAACTACCTATTTCTTGTATATAAGGAATAAATAATTGTGCTTTTGCTCCCCAAAGTAACCAAACAGGATTAACTTCTTTTGAAATAATTCTAATAATCTGTCTGGTAAATGATACCCATAAATTCAAATGACTTCCTGCTTTTTTCTTTTCAACTGTTAATGCAGTATTTAGCAGAAATACTCCCTGATCAACCCAATGAGAAAGATTCTTCCAATCACTAAGATAATCATTAAATGATCCTGTCTCAAATCCTTCAATAGATAGTTCTCTACTTATAATTCTTAATGATGCAGGTGCTTTACAATTTTGATTAACTGCAAATGCATAACCAATTGCCTGATTTTCATTAGGATAAGGGTCTTGACCTAATATAACAACTTTAATATCCTGTATAGGCATACTAAACACTCTAAAAATATTGTGTTTTTCAGGATAAAAATTGTTTGTAGGAAGAATCTGATTTTTAATTAATTGAAGAGAAAAATCATTATCAAATATAGGTTGTAAAAAAGGATGCCAACTTTCATGAATTATACTTGGCAATTGTTCCATAAAAAATCTTTTAATACTTGTTCAGTTTGTTTTATACTTACCATTTCAGCAGGGTCTTTCATATATGAACATGGTGAAGTAATAGTTTTTACCTCTTTACCAAGAGTATAAAATTTTAATTGTAGATTACTTGCACCTAATATTCCTGCATCATCATTATCATAGAAAATAATGATACGTTCAAATCTTGATATCAAGTCTGATAAAATTTCTATACATGGAGTCATCATTTCTGACTGAAACCAAATTACATTTCTGTAACCTTGATTTCTTATAACTCTTGCATCTTTGTAGCTTTTAGTGATAATTAATAAATCACCAGTTTGATCAATATTATTCAGATTTCCAACATCATTAGGTGTGCAATTAGTAAGCCATTTTGATTTTTTGTTATGATTTTGTGGTCTATAGATTTTACACCTTGTGTCAAATCCACTGATTGCATAACAAATATCAAATGGTCTTAATACTACCCACTTTTTAGCCTTCTCAGAATAAAATCTATACCAATATATTACTGATACATGATCTTCTGTTAATTGATCTTCTGTAATGAAATATTGTTTCCAATATAAATCATCTTGTAATTCATAACTCTTAACTCTAAAAGTAATTGAACAATCTCTTATTTCTCTCTCAAATACCTTTTTAGGTCTTTCATCACAAGGAATAGGATTATTATCAAAATACTTTACTACAAATTTTATCAAATCAGGAAATGTTTCAAGATTATAGAAATCTTTAACTGCCTGAAAACAATCTCTTGGTTTATCAGCAAAATCTTTAAAATACAATTTACCTTTATACCAATCAAAGAAACAATTTGGATGATTGTCTTCTCTAAAAGGTGAAAGATAAAGAATATCTAAGTCTGGATACTCTTTGAAAACAATTTTGAAAATGTCTTCCTGACTATATGTAGTCAGTAAATCCTTAATACTCAATGGTATTCCAACTTCATATCCATACATAGCAGAAATAATTAAGGGGAGAATATAATTTTCCCCCCTTTATTAATAATTATTTATTACCAATTTCCAGAACCCGCTGTCTGAGTACCAGCCTGTGCATTAGGATCAACTTCACCAGTAGGAATACCAGTAGAAGCAGAAGCTTCATCTTTCTGTTGATTAGCAAAATTGGAATTCATATACCAACCATTTCTTACAAATGGATGAATATTTCCCTGATCATCAACATACTTTAGTGCATTTGGTGTACTTGTTTCAGGATCATTTATTTTCACTGTCTTCCAAGAACCAACTGGTTTAACTTCCTTACAAATCCATCTTCCATAAGACATTTTCTTTGGAAATTCAAGATAAGTCATTTTGTTATCAGTTTTGATACCCCACTGATATTGTGCAAATACATCAAGTGGTATTTCTTCAAACTTTGCTGGTAACAAACTAACTAACACTTTACAAAATTCCTTGAAATTTGCTATTGGTGTTCCAAGTGCAGTCCTTAATACATCTTCAGGTACAAAACAATGCATAATATGTATGATTATTGCATTGAATTCTGCTACTGCTTTCTTGAATGCAGGATGTGCAGGATCAATTATTTCACCACCATTATCAGGTAAGAAAGCTTTTTTAATAGGAAACATTCTTTTACTAACAGGTCTTTCCTGACCTTCAATAGTAATTTGAATATCAAGTGCCTCACCTTCAGCACCACCAGCTCCTGCATTATTAATCCATTCAAATTTTGTGACTTTTGCTGCTCCTTGATTTAAACCAAAGACAATAGTACTATTGGTTGATGGAGCATCATCTTCATACTGATACATAAATTAAGATTTTTAAGAGTATAAAATTAAAAATAATTAATTAAATTCCAACCACTTTTTATGTCCAAAGTGGTCTGTCTCCTGAAATATTTTCAGGTGTTGGTTCTTCTACTACTGTCTGACCAAGAGACTCAATATTGATAATTTCATCAATAGTAGCATCAATTACTTGACCAGTTTCATTGATAACTTCCTGTTCAATAATAGGTTCAGGAGTTGGTGTAGCAACTTCTGGTTGAACAGGAGATGTAACTTCTTCAGTATCATCAACTAAAACAAAAGCAGCACCTTTCTCAACTGCTGTCTTTTTGTGTTTTAGTTTTGGATTCTTGAATAGTTCTTTTACCTGAACACCATTCAACCCATACTTTTCACCAATGGCTTTTCTGGTGAGTCCTGATTTCAAATCAGCAAGAATTTTGCTGACTGTTAATACAACTGCTTCAGTCATAACTTAAAAAATTAAATATTAAAAAATAAACGTTTATTTATAATCCCAATAAGGGAGATTATTTCTTTACTGTATATTTGGTATTCTTCCAAATAAGCCAGTTTAATGATCTATGATCTACCTGTCTGATTCTTGCATCCCAAAGAGGATTTTCACCTCTTATAAGTTCAAGATCAATTACCATACTTCTACCAAAACCAGTTTCAGTAGCAATAAGATAACCAGTAAGAATTCTTACTTCACCTTTAAATGCTTCTTTTACTACCTTTTTCATTTCTTTGATAGGTAGAATCTTACCATTATTCAGGCTTTCAATTGCATTATTAATAGTTTCAGCATCAGGTTGTTTATTAAAACATACTGTAAAAACAGTATCTCCAACTTTTCTGAAAATTTCAATAAGCTCAGTTCTGGTAACTTGTAATTCATGCTCAGGATCAAGAGTATATTGATCAGAAGAATACATTCCTTCTTCTACAATAGCATGAGAAACATTAAATTCCATCCCTCTTTCGTTTCTTACTGTAATATTATCAACATTAACATCTATTACAGTATAGTATTGAGTTTCACTTAATTTACTACCAATACCAATTTTACCTACACTACATTTTTGTTCCATTATACTTCTGGATTTACTGGTTCAATTTCATTATAGTATTCATTGCATTTTCTTACAACTAATCCCATATCATTAGGAATATACAAAGTATCAAAAATCTTATGAGATTTTGCTGACGAATAAACACCATCATCATTGGTTACAAATTCCTTTTTGACTTTATGATTAGTTTCATCATAAGATGATTTACCAATAAGCACTACATCAAATTTACCTTCAGGAGTAATATATTCCTGAACCATCTTACCTGTAGTTTTCATTCTATAGCCTTTTCTACCATCAGCTTTATCATATTCCTCTCCATGAGCCAACATGATAAAATTCTTATTCAATGGTAATCTTTCCATAGCCTGAAAAATTCTACCCATATCAAAACCAATCTTTTTTGGTGTATCCCAACCACTAGATAAAGCCTTTTCCATATAGTAATCCTGCATAATATAATTACTATCATCAAACACAATATTCATGATTGGTGTTGTACCCAATAACTTAATGGCATGAGCTACTAATGCAGCATTATTAGTAACAACCCTTCTGTAATCAGCCATTTGTGCTGCTGTTGTAGTTTCACTAAAATTTGGTACTACTGGATACAACTTTTTACTACCTTTTCCGGGCAAATCTTTTGATGTAGCAGATATAATATATGATACTTTAGGATCAAGTCCTTCAATACCATATTCTTCATCCTTCATCAAAGATGTTGTTTTACCAAATCCTGATTCTGCAATTCCTAAAATTTTACTCATTCTTTTTATTTTAATTAATTACACTAAAAAAGTTAATATTACCAAACATGTTTACTTGCATATGAGATGGACAATCAGTATCTCTACTTTCTACTAAATGAACTGATCTATAATTAGGATAAGTTTCTAGCTCTAAATCAAAATGCTTTGTGATACCATATTTTTCATCTTGTGGATTAAACAGAGTAATCAGATAATCAGCATCTTCTGATATATTACCAGTATCTTTGACATCATCACCTGTTGGATAAAGATCTATTTAAATGTACTATATCAATAAAACTAAAACTACACCAATTTCTGAGTTCTACCTGATACTCTAACCATTTATCAATGTTATCTTTCATGTTATAATGCATTTCTCTTCTAAGTTTTCTAACATGATCAGTAATAATGATAGTAACAAGATCAGGATCATTTTCTTTATATCCTGAAATTCTTTGTTTTGTTACCATTACACCTTTCTCTAAAGTTTTATAACTTTCTCTGGTAAAGTGTCCATGTTCTTCTGCATAACCAAACAAATAATTTCTAAGTCCTGTTGGATTATCTCTTTCTTCAATAAAATCTATTATACCATCTCTAATTTTTTTACCATTAATATCATATTCTCCAAATAGAGGAATAATACGATTTTGATAAATCAACTTTAGTTTTTCAAGATGATCTGGTTGAAGAAGTATTACTTCATCATCTGCATCTGTAAGTTTGCCTTCAAGATATCTTCCTGACATTTCATAGAGTTTATTTTTATGCCAGAAATTAGCAATACCATAGTCTTTCCACATAAAATAAGAAGCATATTTTAACTCCTTTTTTACTCTGTCAATTTCAAATGAAAAATATATCCAATGAATTTTTGTTGTGGTATCAGGATGCAACCTGAGTAATTCAAGATAATAGAGATAAGGTTCAAGTACAAAACAGAAATCTACAAATGTAGTCTTTCCTACTTTAGGAGCTGAAGCAATTCCATAAATAGCACGTTTCTGTATTCCATCTATTGCTCTATTCAAGTTATCTAAACCTGTTGATAAACCTTTGTTTTTTCCTAACTGTCCTTTTTTTACTTTCTCTATGAAATTCATTATTCCATTTTTCTGTAATTTTTTCTCTCACTAGGGATACGTCTATCATTTACTAATTCAAGAAATTGCTCTAATCTTGAAGTATAAGATGATTTAGTATCACTATTCTTAGTAATGAAATAATCTGCTTGTTGCAAATATTCCATATCATTCATAGTTGATATATAAAATTTAGTAGCCTCAATAACATCTTGTTTTCTTACAGCAGGATGTTTCTTAAAGAACTCTTTCATTTTACGTACACAACTTGAAGAACTGCCAGCTTTTAATTTATTAGCAGCTTTAAACAATACTCTGTATTCAGTATCAATCCATGACCATTCATGTTCTTCACCTTCATAAAGTGTTGTATTCCAAATAAGAGTATTAGTTTTATAGTCCTTGTCTATAATTTTAGCAATATTAATCTGCATCATAGTGGAATCTAACATTTTTCCTAAATCACCTGTAAGTGGTATACTGTGATATACAGCTAGTAAACTAAGAAATCCATAACTAGGGTTAATATTGTACTCTTTAAAAGTTTCAAATAAATCAGGATTTAATCTCATGTTGTTTTACTATTTCTTCAAAATTAATTGTGTTAATATTTTCTTCACCAAATGTACTTAAAGCAGTTTTTGACCAATCTTCATCTACAGTTCCAGTAGATACCAGTATAATTATTTTAGCAGTATGACCTTCTCTGAATCTGACTGATCTGCCAATTCTCTGTACCATTCCTAAAGACTTACTATTAAGCTGTACAATAAGTTCAGTATCAAGATCATCAATATTATGACCTTCATTTAATGCATTAACACAAGACATCCAAGTAATTTTACTATCAAGAAAGTCTTGATATACAGTACTCTTTTTAGGAGTTGCAGAATGAAATGAATTAACACATAATTGCTCAGCCTGATCTATTGAACCAGCAAAAATAAGAGTTTTACGTTGTCTGGACATATGATTTAAGAGATATTTTGCTGCATTCATTTTTGATTGAAAATTATAAACTAAATGCATTCTCTTTCTTTCATACATCTTTTTCTTTTCCAGTATAATTGGTAAATTACTAATAAATTCATCTCTTGCCATTCTTAATTCTAGTGATGTAATAAGAGAATCATCTTTTGCCTTTTCTATCTGATCCTTGATCTCATTAATTTTGTCAGTTAAATACCAATAAGCATTAAATTCAGTAACAGCAAATGGTTTACCTTTAGTTCCACCTGTAGCTGTTTTTAAAATCTTCTCAATTGGAACTTTTATAACAGTAATTTGATATGGTGACACAAGACCCCATCCTACTGCTTCATCCATTGTTACTGTATATACAATGTTCAAATTAAGAGATTCAAGTATATGAAGCTTCTTCACATTATCAGGCATTGTTGCAGTTAAACCAATAACTCTTTTACAGACATTCTGTTTGAAAAAACCACTATTGTATTCAGTAATATTGTGACACTCGTCAAGTACTACTAAATCAAATACTTGTCCTTCAATTTTAGGCATAGATACATAGCAAGTTCTCTCAACACATTTTTCCCAAATATGTGTTACTCCCCACTTTTCAAACTCTTTTGACCAATTAACATCTCTTAGTTTTTCAGTTGGAACACAAATAAGAATTTTATAATCTGAAGCAACTGATTCACCAATACTATAATGTAAATCAAGTTCTCTATCAGCAATCATTATTGGTATTCTTGATTTACCTGTGCCAGTAGCCATGCATATAATACCACTTCCACCAACTGCATTTAATGCTTCAATGGCTTCATTCTGTACCTGATCTTTTGTCTTCTTCATAAAATAATTTTTTAAAATCAGTAGTGCTATCTATTTTACCACCTGTACCATAAATCATAAAAG